ACGTGACGCCGATCGCCGAGGAGGACGAGCAGACGTTCGTGGATCGCTTCGTCGCCGACCCGGCGATGCAGGACAAGTACCCGGACGGCGAGGAGCGGATCGGCAAGGCCAAGGGCATCTACGCGGCCGCGACGGCCGAGCCCGCGCCGACCGAGCCGGCGCCGGAACCTGAGCCGGTGGTCGAGCCGGCCCCGGCCATGAACGCCCAGCGCATCAAGACCGAGGCCCTGGCCGCGGACGGCAAGCGCCGCACGGCCATCATGGCCCTGGCCACCAAGCACGGGCAGCCCCCGACCTGGGCACAGGGGCTCTGTGATCGTGGCGTGTCGCTCGCCCAGGCGACCGAACTCGTGGAGCTGGCCAAGATGCAATCGCCTGTCCCGATCCGCGTCAGCGCCGACCAGAACCTGGCCACGATCGGCCCGGCGATCAGCGACGCGATCTCGTTGCGTGCCGGCTGCAAGCTGGCCGAGCCGCACGAACGGGCCCAGAAGTTCCGTGGCCTGTCGGTGCTCGATATGTACCGGCAGTGGCTCAGCTCGCACGGCGTGCCCGACGCCGCGTACCTGAGCCGCGTCCGTCTGGCCGAGCTGATGGGTGAGCGTGCCCTGCGGCGCGCCTACCCGAGCGTGGCGCTGGCCATGAGCAGCAGCGACTTCACGCACCTGCTGCTCGATGCGAGCACGAAGACGCTGATGCAGGCGTACCTCGACGCGCCCAAGACCTGGAACATCTGGGCTCGTCAAGAGACCGCGCCGGACTTCAAGAACATCAACCGCGTGGCGATCAGCGAGGTCCCGGACCTGATCGCGCGGACCGAGGCCAACGAGGTCCAGTTCGTGACGCTCTCCGACTCCAAGGAAACGTACGCGCTGGTGGAGTACGCGAGCCAGATCCGAGTCACGCGCAAGGCCATGATCAACGATGACCTGAGCGCGTTCGGTCGGATCCCGCAACTCCAGGGCGCGGCCTGTGCCCGCAAGGAGGACGACGTCGCGTATGCGATCCTCACGGCCAACGCCGCGTTGGCAGACGGGGTCGCCCTGTTCCACGCCACCCACGCGAACCTGATCGCCGCGGGCGGCGCCGCCCCAAGCGTCATCACGCTGGCCGCGACCGAGAAGCTGCTCACCAAGCAGAAGGGGCCCAAGAGCAAGGCGCGGCTCGAGCTCAAGGCCCAGTACATCCTGGTGCCGACGAGCATCCATCGCGTGACCCAGCAGGTCATCAAGTCGCTGGTCGACCCGGCCGCGACCAACCAGACCTACAACCCGTTCGCCCACGAGGGTCTGCAGATCGTGCCCAGCGCGCGGCTGGACGACAGCTCGGCCACGGTCTGGTACCTGCTGGCCAACTCCAGCACGATCGACACGATCGAGGTCTGCTTCCTGGCCGACGAGCAGACGCCCGTCCTGGCCGAGGAAGATGACTGGGACACCGACGACCACAAATGGAAGGTCCGCCACACCGTGGCGGCCAAGGCGATCGACTTCCGCGGCATGGCGAAGAACCCTGGGGTGTAGTGCCGCACGTTGCGGCGTGACGCTGCCCGGGGGCGGCCCGCCATGCAGGGCGCGCCCCCCAGGATTCAGTGACAGAAAGGACTTGCGACGATGGCAACCAACAAGACCCAGACGGGTCGCGTGATCCAGACGACCAACGTATCCGGCTCGGACGTGGCCTCCGGTGGCGGGCTGGTCTGCGGCGACCAGTTGCGCGTGGCCCTGGTGGCGATCGCCAACGGGGCGAGCGGTGCGTGTGACACCGAGGGCGTCTACACCCTGGCCGCCACGTCGGCCGACGACTGGGTGGACGGCGATCGGCTGTACTGGGACGAGGCCAACGGCAAGCTGACCGACAGCGCGGTCAGTGACGTGGTCGCGGGTACGGCCGTCGGGCTCAAGGCCGCCTTGGCCACCACGGCCAACGTCAAGCTCGGCACGGGCCGGCGGCTCGAGGATGGGACCGTGGCCGTCGCGGGCGCCGCGCTGGCGATCCCGGTCACACACAAGATCGTGGCCAAAACCACCGGCGGAGCTGAGGCTCTTACGTTGGCTGACGGCAAGCCGGGCCAGATCCTGGTGATCACGCTTGTGGCTGACGGTGGTGACGGCACGCTCACGCCGACCACCATGACCGGGTTCGCGACCGTCGTGTTCGCCGACGTGGGCGACACGGTGGCGCTGCAGTTCGTGGACTCGGTCGTGGGCTGGGTGATCCTCGGCACGGCCGGTGTGGCCGCTCCGCCTGCGATCAGCGTCTGACGCATCCGACGTCTTGCCCGGGCGTGGCTACGACTCCTGGCCGCGTCCGGGCATCCTGCGAAACGAGGATGCCATGGAACTCAAGCGAACCCATTATTACTACAGCACCCCGTTCACGGTGCCCATGGCGGCGGTGGATCAGGTCCTCGACGTGCGCGGCGGCATCACGCCGGCCTCGACCACCACGCCGGCACCCAACCGCCTGGTCATCGCCACGGACATCGACATCACCGTCAAGATCAATTGCACCAGCGCCGCCGAGATCCCGGTCACTGCCGCCGCCGGCCTGACGATCCCGGCCGACTGCCGGCTGGAGATCAGCAAGCTGTACTTCTCACACATGGGGGCGAGCTCGGCCCTGGGCGATGCGACGGTGACGGTGCTGGCCATCTAAGAGGGGTGATGTGCCGTGCATGCAACGGTTGGCCACGTGAGCCCGTGGGGCATCCACTGCGGATTCGCCCGGCATCTCGGCTACTGGCTTCCCTACCTGCCCGACCCGGGCGCCAGCGTGATGCTCGCCGAGGTCCCGCCCCATTGGTACAAGACGATCGAGGATACCGGCCCCTGGCCGGTCGATCGCTGCTGGGTGCGCGGCAAGGCCGAGAGCCTCGATCGGATCCTCACGACCGCCAAGGCCCGGGACATCGGCATCCTCCACTGGCAATGGGACCCCAGCTTCTTCCCCTATGAGGCCATGCTCGCCTATCAGGAGCAAGCCCGCGCGGCGGGGATCCAGACGGTCGTGACCACACACACGGTCGAGCGGGGCGACCTGTGGTTGAGAGCCAACAAGACGGCGCTCCGCGTGGCCGACCAGGTGGTCGCCGGCACCCCCGCCATGGTGCAGGCCTGGACCGACCTGGCCGCGGAGTATCACATACCGCTGGCCCGGCCCGTCAAGCTCGTGTACCTGCCCGTGCCGGCCCAGACGCCCCTGGCGCGCCCCGAGCGTGCCGATCACAACGGCCGGCGCCCGACCGTGGTGTGCTGGGGGATGCTCAGTGCGATCAAGGGGATCGAGCCCGTCTACCGTGCGGTCGGCAAGCTGCGCGCCGACGGGTTTGGCGACGCCCACCTGATCGTCGCCGGCCGGGCGATCACGCCCGAACAGCAGAAGACGGCCGCGCGACTGGCCGAGCTGGCCGGTTCCGATCCGGAGGGGCTGGAGCTGCGCGAAGGGTTCATGCCCGAGGACGACATCTACCGACTCTGCCAGTCGGCCGACGTGATCGTCTTGAATCACCAGGCCGCACATCAATCGTCAAGCGGGACCGTGGCCCTGTCGGTCGCGTCCGGCACGCCGGTCGTCGTGAGCGATTCGCCCATGTTCAGCGGCTACGCCGAGGCGGGCGCCGTGGCCGTGGCAGCGGGCGACTCACCCGAGGCGATCGCCCAGACGATCCGCCAAGTGCTGGCTGCGCCTGGTGAGCACGCCGAGGGGCGGGCGCGCATGCTCCGTCTCATTCACCCGGCCTACGTGGCCGGCCAATACGAGGAGATTTACGAAGCCATGGAACCAGAAACCGCTGCCGTCACCGTGCCCGTCGCGGCCGATCCGATCGCGGCGGCGATCACGGTCCTGGTCTATCGCGCCGAGTGTCTTGAGCAACAAGCTGCGGAGTTGGCCGATCAGGCCAAGCGCCTGCGCTACGCGGCCCAATGCTTGGAGCAACCCAGCCCATGAAGCTGATCGTCGTCGACAGCCAAGATTATGGGGGCACGGGCGGGGCGCTCCGCGGTCAGGAGATAGCATTCGCCCTGCACAAGATGGGGCACGAGGTCCGGGACCGATCGCCGCGCGAGGTCTTCAGCATGCACGCCTGGGACGGGGCCAAGCCCGACGCGGTGATCTTCACCGGCACGTGGCACCAGCTCGTGCTGGAGGGCAAGAACGGCCTGTCTCACGTCGAGCACTGCAGCCAGTGTTGCGACGAGGACGGGGTGGCCACGATCTGGTGGTACGGAAGCAATGGCTCGGTGTTTGGCGCGAACGACCCGGACGCGGCCAAGCGCAAGGCATCCGAGCAGAAGATCATCGACAAGATCTGCAGCCGCCACTTCATCGCCGTCATCTGCCCCTACTCCATGGGGATCTACCAGCGCCACGGCCTGCCGGCCGAGAAGATGCGCCTGGTCCCGAGCGTGTTCGACGGCGACCTCTTCTGCCCGTCCCAGTCCGCCTATGACGATCGGGTCACCGAGCGCCTGCGCTACCGGTTCCGGATCCCCGAGTCGGCCTATTGCATGGGCACGATCGGCAACACGCCCAACAGCAAGGGCGGCAACGACGTCCTGAAGGCGTTCGCCCTCTTGAAGGACCGCATGCCGGACCTCATGTACATCATCCTGCACAGCCCGTCGCAGGTCCTATCGAAGGTCAAGGCGAAGAGCCCGGACGGAAAGAAGATCGGCCTGAGCGAATGGGACGTGTTGCAAGAGTCGAGAATCTTAGCCGACAATCTGGGCATCGGGGATCGCTGCCGGTTCATCGGTACCCGATTTCCGCGGCACGCGATGCCCGCGTTCTATCGCATGCTGCAGATCTACTGCAGCCCCAGCAAGGCGGAGAACCTCGGCCAGCCCCTGGTCGAGTCGCAACTGTGCGGCCTGCCGCTGGTGACGTTCTCGGGCTTCAGCTTTGACTTCGTGTCATGCCCCGAGACGGCGCAGCAAGTTCCGGCGGCAAGCACAGAGACTGACGACTATGGCCTGGTGATCCCCGAGGCGGACCCGGAAGCGCTGGCCGAGGCCATCGTGCGAGCCCGCGACGTGGCGGAATCGGCCGGCCGGAGCCGGATCACCCGGGACTGGGCCTATGAGAAGTTCCACCACCACAACGCCGCGCGCATGGTCGAGGCGGTCAAGGAGTACCAGGGCCTCATCCGTTCCGATTCGCGCCCGTGCTCGGGGTCGGCGCCCGGTCCAGCGCCGACCCCACCCTTGCCCGATCAGGCCGCGGTGGGCGACCAGGGCGACGCGATGGTCGCCGGCTACCTTGCGGCGGCCGAACGGATCGAGATCGAGATCGGCACGCCGGCTGGCAACGTGCTCGACGTCGGCTGCAACACAGGGGCGGGCATGATGGCCCTGGCGGCACGCTGGCCTGAGGCGGTGATGCACGGCCTGGAGCCGGTGCCCGGATTTGCGCAGGCGGCCCAGGGCAGGGGGTTCCAGGTGCAGGCCGGATCCGCAGAGGCCATGCCGTACCCGAGCCGCCTGTTCGACCTGGTGTTCCTGCGCCATTCGCTGGAACACGTGGCCAGTCGCCGGGGCGCCATGATCCAAATCCGGCGCGTGCTCAAGCCCGGCGGGCACGTGTACCTGCAGATCCCGATCGAGCCGGGCGGAAGCGCGAACGCGCTCCACCTGTCGCCGTTCCGCACGGCCGGCGAAGTCCGGGCCCTGGGCACAGAATGGCGTGAGGTCTACTGGGGACCTCAAGCCACGGTCGCCGAGCTGATCCTGGAGGCGTGATGTGATGGCCGAACGCCCCGACATTCTGAAGGGCTTGCAGGGCAAGCCGCCCTATTTGTTCCATCCGCGCGCGTTCGATCACCCCGGCCCTATCGTCAGCCTGGGGGCGCACGGCTGGCACTACGTGCGGCCCTTTATCGGCCACAAGACGATCGTGGGGGTGGACCCGTGCCCCGTGACGAAAGTGCCGGATGGCTGCACGTTGGTTCGCTGTGCGGTGGCCCCGTTCAATCGGCCGGGGGCGCAGGGACCGCTACTCGAGCGGTTCGACGTGGCGTACCTGGCCAAGACAATCCGCATCGCCGAGCTGCGCGAACGGCACGGGCGCGACTGGGCCGCGCTAAAGGTAAACATCGAGGGATCCGAGTTGATCGAGCTGATCATGCTGGCCGAGCCCATCGCGGACCAGATGACCGTGGCGTTCCACGACCGGGGTACCGGCGACCTGATCACACGGACGGCGCGGGACGGCGTCATGGCCCACCTTGATACGTGGTACGACCGGGCGCAGATTTCCGAGACGAACGATTGGTGGTTCTTCCTGCGACGGGAGAGGGCGTGATGTCCGTCGATTTCTCGGTGATGAACGATCCACTTCAGACGGCGTTCGGCGAGACGGTGAGCTACACGCCGCGCGGGGGCGTGGCCCGGAACATCACGGCCGTCGTGGATCGCGAGCCCATCCAGCCCCTGCCCGAGTCGCCCCAGGGCCTGCGACCCAACGTGATCGTGTGGGTGGACAACGACGCGACCACGGGGATCGACGTCACGACCCTCGACACGGGCGGCGACACGATGAGCTTCCCCAAGCGGATCGGCGACACGGCCTCGACCTGGTCGATCCTGAAGCTCGTGAGCCAGGACAATGGCATGCTGCAACTGGAGGTCCGCTAGATGAGCATGCCCGAGCTCACCATCAAGGTCGACGAGGCCCAGCTTGCCGAGCTGCAGGCGCGCCTGCGCGACTTTCCCAAGCAGATCCCGAAGATTCTCGCGCGCGCGATGAACCGGGCATCAAGCACGATGCGCAGCCGGATCGTCAAGCTGGTGGCCAAACGGGCCGGCATCAAGCAGAAGCTGATCCGCAAGCGGATCTGGTTTCGCAAGGCGAACGCCACGAGCCTCTGGGCCATGATCACCGGCGGCAAGAGCGGGTGGCCGCTGATCGCGATGGGGGCCAAGCAGACGAAGCGGGGGGTCACGATCCGACGGGCCCCCAAGACCAAGCGCGAGCTCCTGGCCCATGCCTTCATTGCGAAGATGCCCAGCGGACACGTCGGCGTCTTCGTGCGCAAGCCGGGCTGGACGCATCGCCTACCGCGCGGGCGCACGTCGGGACGCAAGCATGGTCTAGCGATCAAGGAACAGTATGGCTCCAGCCTGGTCGAGTACCTGAACGAAGTCGGCGCCCTCCCCGAGATCGTGGCCGAGGGTGAGCAGGTCATACACAAGCGCATGGTCGCCGAGACCGATCGGCTGTTGGCCAAGAAGGGATTGGTCTAGTGGCAGTGCCCATCGTCGAACAGATCGCACAGGCCATCCTGGCAGCCTTGGACGTGCTCAAGGCGGCGGGCACGCTGTCGGATGCCAAGCGTCCCTTGCGTACCGGGATCCCGGTGAATCCCAAGGATAAGCTCGCCGTGCTCTACCAGGACGATCCCGAGGAGGACGCCGAGCAAGGGAGCGAGGGACGAGGACCGGTAGACAGACAGAGCTGGATCCAGCCGTTCATGATCGACTGCTACGTGCGCCCCAGCGACACGAGCACCACGGCCGTAGACACCACGATCAACATGCTGCGCGCCGACGTCGAGAAGGCGATGCGACTCACGCCGACCTGGGGCGGCCTGGCGATCGACACGCGCATCCGCGCACCCGAGGGCTTTCTCACCGGGGATGAATCGGCCGAGGGCGTGCGCGTGAACATCGACGTCCTGTACCGGACCGACGAAGACGACCCCTACGTGCAAGGATAGGAGACCTGACCATGGCCCCGCTACTCACCCGCAAGCGTATCCTGGCCGTCAAGGCCGAAGGCACGCCGGGAACCGCCGAGGCGCTGACCGCAGCCGAGGCGGCTCACAACATCTTCGACCCAAAGATGGAGCAGATCACCGAGATGGAACAGCGCGAAGAGCAGGGTGGCGTCGCCATGCTGCCGGCCGTGCCGGGCGGTCGTCTCGGCAAGCTGACGTTCACAACCGAAATGTACGGCACCGCCGCCGTGGCCCCGAGCCTCACCGTGCTGTTGCCCGCGGTCGGCCTGGGCATTGTGGCCGGCACCTATAAGCTCGACCTGCTGCCACCCGAGGTGGTGGCCTCGACCCAGGAGACCTTGACGTTCGGTCTCTACCAGGATGGCCTGCTCAAGCAGATCCACGGCGCGCAGGGCAACCTCAAGATCGTCCTGGAGGCCGGCAAGAAGGCGCGCTGCGAGTGGGAGTTCACGGGCATCTGGGACGCGCCGACCGACGTGGCCCTGCTCGATCCGACCTATCCCACCGAGGTCCCGATGCGATTCGTCAGCTCGGGGCTCCAGATCCTCGCCTACGCCGGCAAGGTCCAGAGCTGCACGATCGACCTGGGCAACGTGATCCACATGCGCGAGGACTCGGTCACGGCGAGCGGCTACAAGTACGCGTGCATCACGAGCCGGTTGCCCAAGGTGACGGTGAACCCCGAGTCGGTGCTCGTGGCGACCGCCGACTTCTTTGGCCAGTGGCTGGGATCGACCGAGGCGGCGTTCTCGGCCGCGGTGGCGGCGGGTGCGGCGACGTGCACGATGACGGCCACCGAAATGCAGATCATCAGTCCGAAGGACGGCGATCGGAACGGGCTATTGACGACCGAGATCGAGGCACAGCTCAACGCGGATGACCTGACGCTGACGTTCGCCTGATAGTTAACCCCGGGTGATTACACCCGGGGCTCCCTGGTCCCTGGAGGGGAAACCATGCCGCTTGCACTGGACCCGAATGAGACCTTCGAGGTCACGCTGGACGCGGACACGGGGCGGGACAATCCGCCCCGGTTCGTGTTCCATTACTTGACGTGCCGGGAATGGAAGGCCGTTGCCAAGGTGGGCGACGACCGCGAGGCGCTGGAGAAGCAGAGCAGTGAGCAGGTGCTCGATTGCGTGTATGAGGCGGTCTGCATCGGCCTCGTCGATTGGCAAGGCGTAGTCAATCGCGACGGCAACCCGATCCCATTCTCTCACGCGAGCCTGCTCGACGTGGTCACCGTGGGCGAGCTGTGGGAGCTCTACTACTCGGCCCGTCGCTGGGGTCGCCTGGGGAGTGACGACCGAAAAAACTCCGAATCGCCGTTGCCCACCAGTACGGACGAATCTGTGGCAGCGGCGCCAAGTGCAGCGATGCCTGTACCGACCGACCCAGCGTGAGCGAACCGGCGGTGATGGAATGCCCGAGCTGCAACGGGACCGGGTGCGAGGCGTGTGGAGACCGAGGCGACGTGCACCTGACGGAGTGTCCGCTGGTGGCGGTGCCCGGTGATGCGTGGCAGGTGATCGAGATGGCGGACCTGTTGAAACACGGACTGCCCCCCCTGGCCGGCGGGATGCTCGACCAGGTGCAGGTCTTCGTCGATGCGGCCCGGTTCGTGTGGGGCGAGCAGACCCACTGGCGAGCGACGTTGGGGATACTGACCGATGGCTGACACGCGATCGTCACTACAGATCACACTCGACGCGCGGGACAACGCCAGCGCCAAGGTGAAGGCGACGGGCGACAAGATTGGCCAGGTCGGCGATCGCATCGCAAGTCAATGGGGGGGGGCGGCCCTGTCCGTTTTGGGTTTGTCGGGCGTGCTGCGCGGGATCGGCGTGGCCATGAAGGTGGTAGCGGACGAGTCGGCCCTGGCAGCGGCCATACAGAAGGGCAGCGCCGATGAAGTGATGAGCGCCCACGTGAAGGTGCAAGAGGCGTGGCAGAACACAGCCCGTTCGCTTCCCGGCATTGGTGAGGTGATCGCGAGCACGTTGAGCCTGATGGGCGACACCGAGGGGCTGCGGCGCCAGGCCGAAGCGATTCGGACGCTCTCGGGCGAAGCCAAGAAGTATATCGAGGTCCTGAAGCAGTGGCAGGACGAGACGGAGATTCTGACGGCCAGGAATCGCGGCGCAACCGAGTCCGAAATCGCTCTCATCCAGGCATGGCAGCGTGCCCGCAAGGAGGGCGGGCAGGTAGCCGAGATGGAGAAGACGCTCAATGATCGACGCGAGGAGGAGCGGATCGCCACCGAGGCGCTAATTGATACCCAAGATCGGCTTCACAAGTTGCGACTGGCCACGGCAGCGATCGCGGTAACAGGAGTCGGCTTCCTTCCTGCGTTGGCGGGCTTGGCCATGGGCTCGCAAATGGAGGCAAGCATAAAGGTCCAAGAGGCGGCCTTGGCGAAGCTGACCGACGACATCACAGCTCAGGAGAAAGAGGTCGACAGGGCCAAGGACTTATCGGCCAAGCGGCATAACGAGGGCATCAAGGCGATCGGCAAGGCCGAGCAGGAACGCCACACGAAGCGCGTCGAGAACATCCAGGCCGAGATGGACAAGCAGCGTGACGCCGACGAAGCCTGGGGCAAGCAGATGCTGGCCGATGCCGAGCGACGGGAGCGGGGAGTGATCTCGATTGAGGAGGCGATCGACGATGCCCGCCTGGCGGCCAAGGGGGACGCGATCGAGACCGAGCTCGCCATGGTCCAGCGAAAGTATGATCGGCTCCGCGAGCAGGCTTGGGAGTACGGCGCTGACTACGAAGAGTCGATGGCCATGGTCACGGACCTGGCCCGCGCCGAGCACGAAGAGCGGGCCAAGATCGCGGATCGGGCGACACGCGAGCGACTCGAGAAGGCCGCAACCGGCGAGCGGACCCGGCTTGACCTGGTGACCGACATGCTACGAGCCACCGGCAAGACCCGCGAGGCGGAAATGATCGAGACCAAGCGTTCCTTCGACGCCCTGCGCGAGAAGCACAAGGGCGACTGGGACACCATGGCCGCGATCGACGACGCGGAGAAAGCCAAGATGGCGGAGATCAAGGCCGGCGCCAGCGGGGCACCTGGCGGTAAGGAAGTCCGGGCGACCGTGTCGCGGTTCCTGACCTACGGCGCCGACCGCGCCGACCCGGGCTGGGTCAAGAAGCTCGAGGCGGCATCCGGTGCGGCAGGCAAGGCCACGGAGCGGGCGATCGACAGTCTGCCGGCGAAATTGAAGCGCGAGTTTGCGAGCCTCATCGGCTTGGCGAAAGTGGGATGACATGGCAGTCGTCAACGTACAGGAAGGCTGGAGCCAGAAGGACGGCGAGCAGTCGCTCGAGAGTGAGGAGCTGACGTCGGCCGCCTCGGCCGTGCGCGCCTTCACCGTCCTGTGCGACGACGCCACCACGGCCGTGACCGATGCGCTGGCTGCCGGTGCCATCCCTGCACGCGGCGCCGCTCATCCCGTATGGGGCACTATCCAGATGGTGCGCAAGCGCGGCGTGCCGCGCGGGCCCCTGCTCATTGACGTCTTCTGTGAATACTCCGGCCAGGAGTCGCCCCTGGCCCGTGCGACCAAGTACCACTGGGGCACGACCGGCTCCATGGAGGGGATCGACCGGGACGTGCTCGGCGACCTCATCAAGAACGCGGCGGGCGATCGGATCACCGGCCTGACGGCGGACTTCCGGGACCCGGTCCTGGCAGTCAACCGCGTCGAGGCGGCGGCGCCCACGGCGGCGATCCAGGCGTACTTGTGGAACCCGCGCACGGCGACGAATGCCGATGTGTTCTACGGCGCGGCGGCCGGGCTGGCTCGCATGATCGACATCGCGTCGGGCAGTTTTGTTCAGGCGGGCGTGACCTACTGGGACACGACCTACCAGATCCAGTTCCGGGGCGACAGTTGGGTGTTGCGCACCCTGAACGAAGGGCCGCGCTACCTGACCGACGCCACGCACCGAGCGTCAGTCAAGGATCTCAAGGGGGTCGAGAAGGCACGTCTTGCGGCAGACGGGACGCTGCTGGCCGAGGCCGCCGCCGACGTGTGGCTGGACTTCGTCGTCTACCCAAGCGTGGCCTTCGGGCCACTGGCGCTCTGATCATGGCCAAGTTCGTAGGATTCGATGAACGCTCGGTGAGGCGGATCGGCAAGGCCGTGCGCTGGGTCGAGGACCAAGAGACCCGCGGCGGCGACGGCGTGCCTGGGGGCCGGTACCTCTATGACGGCTCGGTCCCGATCTACAACGCCAGCGGCTCGACGATCCCCGAGGGCGGGGTCGTTTGGGCCACCGACTACAACGACACGCACCACGCGCACTCGGTCGAGCAGCCCGACTATCCGGGTATCGCTGGCCGGCTGATGGTTTGCACGGCTGCCCTGCCAGACGGCGAGCTGGGCCGGGCCTGGGTGGACGGGGTACGGCGGGTCCTGTGTGACGAGGACGGGATCACGCCGGGCGATCGCATCGGGGCCCAGGGCGGTAGCTTCGTGGCCGATCACGACCTGCTGGGCCCGATGACCATTATCGAACAGGCCCCGGCCGATGAACAGCCGGCCAACATGCCGGCCAACACCGTGATCGTGCACGCCCGGATCACGGCCGATCGGGGCAACACGATCATGGTGCGCGGGTGCCTGGAATCGACGGCCGGACCGTGTCTGACCTTGCGGCTCAGTGCCGGCTGGACCGTGACCGAAGAGCAGCCAGGCGTCCTCCTGTTGGGGATCGCATAATGCCGATCATCCTGGTCGACGGTGCAGGCGACGCCTATCCGTGTGCCGTGCTCAAGTTTGGCGACGGGATCTCCGTCACCGACGAGGGCGATGGGGTGTTCCTGATCGGCGATCCGTGCGGGACGACCACGACAACCACCACGACGGCGGCACCCACGACCACCACTACCACGGCGGCGGCTACCACAACAACGACGACCACGACAACTACCACAACTACCACTACGACCACGACCACCACGACGACAACTACCACGACGACAACCACCACAACAACCACTACAGCGGCACCGACGACCACGGGGGCGCCGACGACTACAGCCGCGCCGACGACCACCGAGGCGCCGACGA